AACTAACCTAACTAATAGTTGATTTTGTTTATTTGAGGTTCGTCAACTAACACCTCTGGATACTTAATTCTGGCTCTCCAGTCTGATATGTTTTTCATCATATTGAAAGCTCTGGAGAAGGGGACACGGTCCCCACCTGCAGCCTGTTTGTACTTAATTAACTCTGTACCTTCTAATTTAAATAACTTTTTCAAGACTGCTTCGTTAAATTCTTTATTAGGACTTTTCCTTCTTTCATTCATGACATAATCTGCTACTACTTGGTATGCTTTAGGTATTTCACTTGAAGTCATGCATAAATAAACTGCTGTAGCGTGTTCTTCTGGTGTCATTAGACCCTTTGTTACTTTTTCTATAGCTACTTTAGTCGATACATGACCTGTATGAGCAAACCTCTGAGGTAGCCGGAAACTAGATGCTGCTCTAGTCACTGGGTCTACATATATGAACCTTGATAAAAATGTTGTCATATACTCTGAACACATGAAAGATGACATCTTAATTACTTGTCCTAAGCCGTGTTCTCTATCTGTATCTTGCCTAGCGTAAACTTTGTGAATATTGTCTTCAAAAATTTCAGCATACTCTGGAGCTATGGCTACCACAGCGTCATCTCCCGCTACGAATGGTTGTATACATTCCCATGGCACTCCTGCTAATTCTGCTACAAAATAAACATAAGACAACACCCTTAGAGTGTTTCCTAGAGTTGTAGACAAGGCATGTCCAGAGAAGACTGTTCCCTTCAGTACACCTTTGATTGCTATTTGCTTCATCTTTGGGTAATTGACCTGTATTCTAAATTCATTACTGACTAATATATCTACAAACTGTTCAATAACACACCTAGGTACTCCTTTGTTCATCATAGACTTTGACAAGAATGTCAGTAGGAACCTTGAGTCTACAATATCCATTAACACTTTATGCTGGTGTGAATCATGTTGAGACCCATCCCATGACAAAAGTTTCCACCCTTTGGGTATTCTTGAGAAAATACTGTTCAGTTCTTTTGGGCTTACTCCATGCACCATACCTAAAGGATGACCAGCCACTTCCACTTCTTTGAGCAGGTGCATCAAATCGTGATTGATAGCTGTCAATAACAGGTAGGTGTATGTTTCAGGAGCCATTATGTTCCTTGTTCTATAGTTTTCATAAATAACTTCTCCTCCCTTTTGATTAGGATTAAATTTCATTGGTTTTCCATAAAGTCTAATATTTTCTCTCAGTTGCTCCCATCCTCTTTTGTACAGTTCCTTTTTCTTCGATTCTACATTTTTATCTAAGTGCTTCTCTATAGTAATCCATTTGTTGTAGGGTTTCTTTTCTATTTCCTTGAGTAGCTTATCGACGCAATTTGAATAAGCTGGTAACATCTCAGGGTTAGGTTTTAGAAATGCTGATAGTTGTCTCCCCAACAATGCTGAGACTGTCCCATTAATAGTCTTCTGAAAACAAGCTGCTTGACTCGGAAATAAATCTGCATTATGTTCAAATATTCTTTCTTTAAGTGGTGGCAGTCTCTGTTGTAAATCTTGAATAAATTCTTCTGCTGTACAAGCTTGCCCATTAACTTTAAACATTTTCAGTTTTGCCACATCCTTATTATACCTACACAAACCCATATTTACTGTAGGCTCCATAAGTGTCACTGTTTTTATGACTTGATTGGCCTTTGTGTAAAAAGAATCTTCTGCTAAGTCAGCTATATCTTTCAAATCTCGACCCCTCAAAACTCTTCTGTAAGGCTC